TACCCGATTTCATCTCTCATTGTGAGAATGAATTATTATCTGCAAAAAGTGAGGTAAAGGTATACGGCAATGTTGAAAAAAACATTGCCGCATTACCCGGAGTAACCGAACATCGTTTTAATCAACTACAAGAGATAGAAGCAGTATTAAACTATCTCAACATTCAATTACGGAAAATTCGCCGAAAACATTTTCAAAAATACTTAGAAGCGTATAATAGAGCATTGACAAGCCGTGATGCTGAAAAATATGTTGATGGTGAAGATGAAGTAGTAGATTTTGAAACACTTATCAATGAAGTAGCATTACTAAGAAATCGTTGGTTAGGTATAATGAAGGCACTAGAATCAAAAAACTTTATGTTGGGTCATATTGTTAGATTGAGGGCAGCCGGTATGGAGGACATAACAATTGGCTAATAATACATACAGTAGTAACACAATAACATTGAACGGTACCGGTGGTGGAACTGGATTAAGTATATCACCATTATCAACCTCATCTATTACAATGGATGATAGTTATCTTAATGGCTTATTTAAAAACATCCATAGAAGTGACTATGTTAAACGGTATGAAGTCATTGAATCAACCGAAGATGTATTAGCATTAAGTGTTGCATGGAAACGTCTACGTGATAACAAGGATAAGAGTACACACTACATGGGTATCACTAGCCTTTTAGATGATAACTTGTTCAGAAGGGTAGAAGAATCTGACAGAATTCGTGCTAATGAAATTAGAGATTACTTCAGTAAAAAGATTATGTTATGGTCTCTTAAAGGTATTAAACTATCAAAATATAGACAAGACCTAAATACATTTATTCATGGTAATGATAAAAAAATTACAGAAGAACTGTTACCTATTATTTTTAGATTGCCTGAATTCTATGAGTATGATGTTAAATTTGATTCATTTAAAAGAGAAGTTAAATTAGACTTAGCTACTTTTGATTCACCTCCTCTTAAGCAAATCACTACATTGACACCTATAACAAGTTTTTATAAAAGTAATAAACGTACAAAACAGTTTGAATATTGGTTAAAAAATAGTAATGGCAATGCACATATGATTAGTATTGAACCAAAGAATCCATTGAAACATATTTGGGATAAAATGTTTACTAATGAACATTTGCGTATTGAAGGAACATACCATCCTAAAAAATACGATGAATTACAATACTATCAGTTACTGAATTGGTCATTAGCCTAAATTTGACATTAAATGGATTTGGCTATACAATAGAGTCTTATTCAGTTAAAAGGGCTTTATGGGTTACAAAGTTGTTGCAGATAAGTATCAAATGGACGACATGCGTACTAAATATGGTCCACGTAACGGATTAGAAGGACCGTTCAATTTCTCCGGAAGAGTGTTGTATTATGACAACAGTGAAGGCCAATACTATGATCCTAGATCCGATTTCTATGTAGAGCAGTCGGAAATGAACGAAATCCATGCTAGTTTGATAGCCAAAATTTGACAATAAATGGACTTTCTGCTATAATAGAATCTTAGACAGTAAAGAAAAGGACTTAGAAATGACTACAGAATTCAAATCTTGGGAAGAGTTGACACAATTAGAACAAGCCCGAGAACTTTACTGGGACATGTACAAGGATGCTTACGGTGTTCGCCCCCGCGGTGTTGACACCTCACACTGGGCCCTTGAAGATTTTGAAGCTGAGTTTGAAGGCCTTGGTGTAGCTATTGAAGCCGAAGAAAAGATCCGTGTTGCGTCAGAACAACATGCAATTTTTTCTTTTGAGAAACGTATCAGTGACCTGATGTTTTCAGGTGCTAAGGACCGTGCTACAGCTATCCGCTGGATCCACGAAGCTGAGAACACTCAGGGTGATGATGAGTACCTGTGTTATACATTGGGCTTGCCCTATATGTATTTTCGCAAGGTAGCATAATTTGACAATAAATGGCATTCGTGCTATAATACTTGTATTGATTGATTAACACACAGGAGAAGCTATGTCTACAGTTCGTATTTTGTCAGGTTCATATCGTAATGAAGCAGTTGTAGGTGAAGTGTTTACACTTGTCAAGGGTTTTCAGACAAGTAAAAAAGGTAGTTATGTGACTGTTAAAAATGATGGTCAGTTCCCCGGTCGTAGTGCTGAGATTAAAATCTTAGTAGATGCGATTGATAATATTGAATTTTTAAATGGAGATAAAGTTATGGCTAATGCTGTAGTAGAGTTTAAGAAAGAAGTTGTGAAAGAATCAGAACAAGAAGCAATGGACCGTATTGCTACACGTTTTGAGGTCCTTGATGAAATGTCACGTGCTTGTATCAATGGTGACATTCGTGCCATGATTGTTTCAGGCCCGCCCGGTGTCGGCAAATCTCATGGTGTTGAAACACAAATGGAGAAAGCAAGCATGTTTGACAAGCTTGCAGGCAAGCGAGTTCGTTTTCAAATTGTCAAAGGTGCTATGACAGCATTGGGTTTGTATACTCAATTGTACAAGTATTCTGACACTAAGAATGTGTTAATTTTTGATGATTGTGATAGTGTTTTTACTGATGACTTGAGTTTGAACATTCTCAAGGCCGCACTTGATTCAGGCAAGACACGTAGAATTTGCTGGAACTCTGACAGTCGTTTGTTGCGTGAAGAAGGTATCCCAAATACTTTCAACTTCAATGGTAGTGCTATCTTTATCACTAACTTGAAATTCGGCAATCTCAAATCTAAGAAATTGCAGGATCACTTAGAAGCATTGCAGAGTCGTTGTCACTTTCTGGACCTGACTATTGATGGTGATCGTGACAAGATGTTGCGTATCAAGCAAGTACATCGTGATGCTGAGGGTGGCTTGTTTAAAGATTATGATTTTACTGAAGAACAATCACAAACGGTGATTAACTTCATGTGGGATAATCATACTAAATTGCGTGAAGTGTCCTTGCGTATGTGTTTGAAGATTGCAGACTTGGTTAAGATCAGTCCTAGCAATTGGCAGAATCTTGCTAAGACAACTTGCATGAAATCGGCATAACCCCTGCAGTGTGCGTAACGGCAATGTCAATAAGTCCGTTCCGATAAATGTTTTTCGTTCCTTTCTTTAAGTACTTTGGGAGACTTCGGTCTCCCCCTTTTTTATTGATTTTTTGTTTTATTTGTTGTACAATGTTTGAATGATTGAATTGAATAATAAAGAACAATTGATATATTATATGTTTACCAACTTAAGATTAAGTAGGTATGATATCAGATTCCTTCAAAACCTTGAAAAAATTATTGTATCTAAAAGTCGTATCACCAGCAATCAATCAACACTAGTTGATAAACTTATTGAAAAATATGAACGTCAATTTGTAAAAAATCAAATGTTTATTAAGGAATTACTAAATCTTCCTTGGAAAACACTTATAGTAACAACTACTGATGAATATACATCCGCTCATATTGGTATTGTAGATGACAATATCATTCTAAAGACACCTTATAATAAAGCATTTATTACGGCGTTTAGGTCACTTAGTCAATCTAGTTTTTTATGGGATAATATCAATAAATACTATATTGCTGATTTGAGCACCTTTTCATTAAAACTAGCAGTACGAATGACTGGAACCTTTTTTAATGAAATTAGATATAGCGACAATGTTAAAAAAATATTAAGTCAACAAGAGTATTACAAAGATGCAAAATACTGGACACCTACATTAGTTTGTGTTAATGGTAATTATATGATTGCATGTACCAACTCTGCATTAGATAACGCTATACAACATATTAAATTAAACACAGAATTAACAACGTTAGCCGAACTAGTAAGATATGGAATAGAAGTTGATGAAAGTATCTTATTAACTGATGAAGAAAGGTTTGCCGGTTCATATAATCCTAAAGTAGAATTGTCAAACATATGTGATATTGTACCTTGGTTAAAGAATATTAAATGTGATTACGTTTCAGTATCCGGAATAGGATTAGCAACGAACATAAAGTGTAAAACCGAGTTAAAACAAGCATTGGAACTTTCCGGGATACGTTATAATGATTCTGGGAGAATGATGATACATGATAATATGAGTAAGTATAAGTTCCCGGTTCTAATCAAATTTAAATTGATAAGTGATACGGATCATGCTAACACAGCAAAAGTAATCAACGTGGTAAATAGTCAACCAGTTAACTTGGAAAAGAATGAAACAATGTAAAATAATCGTCAAAGACGAGGTGAATGTAAAAATAGAGGGACTTGAACTATCAGAGCGCAAAGCACTGATGAAAATGTTTGAGTACGAAATACCCGGAGCACGTTATCTACCTGCAGTAAGACTAGGTAGATGGAATGGTAAGGTTAGCTATTTCAGTTTAGCGGGTAGTACTTACATCAATCTACTTCCTGAAATACTTCCTTACCTAGACAATGCGGGATATGATATTGAGCTAGATGATTTAAGAGATTACACAACAACCTTTACATTTGACAAAGTGTCCGAGGCTACATTCAAACATAAGAACTGGCCTAAAGGTCATCCTAAAGAAGGTACTCCAGTTGAACTACGTGATTATCAAATTGAAATTGTAAACAACTTCTTAGAGAACCCACAATCATTACAAGAAATTGCAACTGGTGCAGGCAAAACATTGATGACAGCCGCACTATCTAATAGCGTTGAGAAGTATGGTCGTAGTATTGTCATCGTTCCGAATAAGTCATTAGTAACACAAACAGAAGCAGATTATATCAATCTAGGTTTAGATGTGGGTGTATACTTCGGTGATCGTAAAGAATACAATAAGACACATACTATCTGTACCTGGCAAAGTCTTAACAATATGCTTAAGAAAACAAAAGCAGGTAAGGCAGAAGTTGAGATCGGAGACTTTATTGAAGGTGTAGTGTGTGTAATGGTTGATGAAGTACACATGGCTAAAGCAGATGCATTAAAAACATTGCTTACAGGAGTATTCAGCAAAGTGCCCATTCGTTGGGGATTAACAGGAACTATTCCTAAAGCTAAGTTTGAAGCACAAAGCATCTATGTAAGTTTGGGTAATGTGATTGGTAAACTAAGTGCAAGTGAATTACAAGATCAGGGTGTACTAGCACGTTGTCACGTTAACATTATGCAATTACAAGATGGTAAAGAGTTTACTAACTATCAAAGCGAATTAAAACATTTACTAGAAGATAGTGAAAGATTAGATAAGATAGCTAGTTTAATTAGCGGTATTAATGATACAGGTAATACATTGATCCTTGTTGATAGGGTGAATGCAGGAAAAGAGATTGTCAGTAGATTACCCGGTAGCGTGTTTGTTAGTGGTGCTACTAATATGAATGAAAGGAAAGAAGAATATGACGAAGTTGCAACCGCAAGTAATAAAATTATTGTGGCAACATATGGTGTGGCTGCTGTTGGTATCAACATACCTAGGATTTTTAATCTGGTTCTCATTGAACCTGGAAAATCATTCGTCCGTGTTATCCAAAGCATCGGTAGAGGAATTCGTAAAGCAGAAGATAAAGACCATGTACAAATCTACGACATAACCAGTAGTTGTAAATTTGCTAAACGGCATTTGACTCAACGTAAGGCTTTTTATAAAGAGGCCAATTACCCGTTTGACGTAGAAAAATTGACATATAGATAAGAATGTGATAGAATAACAACATGCGAATATTAACCCTAGAAAACGAATTCTATAACCTAGAAACACTTCCCGAAGAAATTGATGACCTGCGTTTTGCGATACTAGACAACAGTAATCCACAAAACGTAGATTATCATTATATCCCATTAATCTTTTTGGAATCATTTAACAGTCCTGCACTTGTATTAAAGATAGGAAACAGTACTATTAAAATGCCTGTTGATTGGCAAATATTAATTGGTGAACAAGAACACGGTGACTTAGAAACTCTCCCGTTAACAAGTATTAATGACAGAGGATTTAATGCCTTTGAATTCAATCCACTAACTAGCTTTAGTCCAAGCTTTGTCCCAATTGAAATTGTAGATATTTACCACGACGTAACCTGGTATGCTCCTAGATTAAAGAATGGACAGTTCTTATGTGTGCCATTAGATGATGGACCTAAACCAAGATGTGTTTACTTTGTAAAAGAGATTAGTCGTAACTGTGAGAT